AGGGCAAGCTCAATAGCGTCTGCCGTGAGCGCCAACAGGTATACAGCGGAGCAGGTCAACGGTGCGATGAAGGCTTTGGCTGAAGTCTATGAGGGTGACAACCTACCGCGCGATATGGTCAAGAAGTTGGATGAGGTCTTTGATGGATGGGAAAGCTGGCGCAGCAAGCGTATTGCCCGCACTGAATCTAGCAAGGCAGCGCACGACGCGCGGGTCATGGCGGCAGGTGAGAGTGGAGTGGTGACGGGGTTCAAGCCGCTTATCAGTTCGGATGCTTGCGCTATCTGCTTGGCTATCGGTGCCGAGGACGTAGAGGTGAGCATGTCGGACGCGGCGGGGCAGGTAGGCGAGTACGGAAAGAATAGCGTGGACGGCGACGGCGGTTTGATCCGTGACGGACGACAGCTACCGCCCTATCACGTCAACTGCCAGTGCTCATTCATGGAGGTGTTGGTATCAGACTAGGAGAACCGATGGCAGTCACAAGCGAATGCACAGAGATGCACCCGGCATGTTCTCGCACGATGGATGGAAGTGTTCAGGTTGGCGCATGGCATCATCCTGATGCACAGAAGACAGGTGAGCTAAGTGTGCCTGGCTGCACGGCAGGTAAGGGGCATCCGCTGTGGCACTGTCCAAACTGCGGCCAGACGTTTGTGATGAATGAGATTATGTAGGAGAAATCATGGCATGGTATATCGTGAAGGGTGATGACCGCAAGCCTATCGAGGGCATGACCAAAGAGGTACAAGCGAACATCATGGCGCAGGGCTACGTGCTTGAGGAGATTGCAGAGCGCAAGCCACTTGTAGTGACGTTAGAGAAACCAGTAGACGTAAGCCTTGGTGGCGATGTTGATCCAGACGATGACACCAAGGAATTGCCGCTGGTTGACCCCTCCCCGCTGGCCGAGGGTGACGCGGTGATTGCTCAGTACAAGGGCAAGGAACGCACTGGAGTCATTGACCATATCACGGGTAGCGGTGTGGTGTGGGTGGCGCTTGATGACGATGACGCCAGCTATAGGCGCATTGACGATGACTATGTGCGGAGGGCTTAGGATGAGCAAGTACACTTCAACAAAGGTCTACGGTGACAGCGAGGGACCGCTTGGCTTCCGTATGCGGAGTGAGGACGCGAAAGCCCTTGAAGGCTTACTCAAAGACCTCAACTCTGATTGCAAGGAGCTTGTCAAGGACGGGCCTGTCAGGTGGTCAACCGGTGCCAAGGTATCAGACGTAGACGCCAAGGAACGCACAGAGGTCTCATGGGTGACTACCGACAGCATTGACCGGGACAACGAAGTGATGCTACCGAAGGGTATGGACTGGAGCCAATGGCGCAAGAATCCAGCGGTGACGTTTGCGCATGACTATGGTTCCCTCCCGGTAGGCAGGGGGTTGTGGGCGAAGGCGAATGAGAAGGGCGGCATGAAGGGCTGGCAGGCCAAGACGCAATACACTAAGCGACCGGAAGGGCATGAGGGGCCGTGGTTCCCTGATAGCGTATGGCACATGGTCAATGAGGGTAGCTTGCCGGGGAAGTCTATCGGGTTCATCCCCACAGAGATGAGGCCACCGGCAGAGAAAGAAATCAAGGACCGCCCGAAGATGGCAGGGGTATCGAGGGTGATTACCAAGGCGACGATCCTGGAGTACGCGGTTGCGCCGGTACAGTCGAACCCCGATGCGATTCTAGTCAGCGTAGGCAAGGGCTTGCATGTACCGGACGCGGTAGCTAAGGCGTTGGGGCTTGTGATTCCCGACCCGGTAGCGCCAAGGAAGTACCGTAGCGTGTCTGCGCTCAAGGCCGAGATGTACGGCAAGGCGCTGCGCGGATTGAAGGGCATGGACGCAAAGGCAATGGGCCAGAGCGTGATTGATCGTTTGAAGGGAAAGGTATAACCGACAGGCGGGTAGGGTGTAGGCATGCCGAGCTATCGCAGAGGTAGACGACAACCGCCTCCCTGGAACCTGTAAGCGCGGTATTTTTCAAGTGTGTATTTGGAGGGTTTGACAATGAAGAAGTTTAAGGTTCTGAAGGCGTTTGGCGAGAATGAAGTCGATGCCGTGATTGAGCTTGAGGACAACGAAGCCACCAAGGGGCTGATTGCCGCTGGCTTGGTTGAAGAGGTGGTTGAGGAAAAGGACGCCGCGATGGTACAGGCTGAGCTTGCCACCGAGATCAAGGCAACCGTGGCCGATGGTATCAAGGCGGGTGTTGAAGCTACGATGAAGGCTTTGACCAAGGAACTGAAAGCCTCTCCCCGGATTCAGGGCGTGCATGAGCGTTCCCTTGACGACGGCATGAAGGGATACAAGTCTGAAGACGAGTTCTACCGTTGCGCCAAGGCTGGTGAAAAAGGCCAGATGGATGACAGGCAGAAAGCCTATCACGCAGAGGTCAACGAAGAATGGAGCAAGGCTCCTTCGGGTAACAACGAAGGCGTCGGTGCGGATGGCGGGTTCCTGCTTACTCCCGACATGTCGAACCGGATGCTCTCTCGTGGCACGGCGGCCCTGCCGCTTCTCGGATTGGTTGACCATATCACCATGACCAGCAACGCAGTCACGGTCAACGGATACGCCGACCATAACGCCAACACCACGACCAACCGCTATGCTGGCGTGATTCCGTATTGGGTTGCGGAAGCCGGACAGATTACAGCGTCAGACCTTGAGTTCCGTCAAGTCGATCTTCGACTGAACAAGCTCGGAGTGCTTGCGTATGTGACTGAGGAACTGATGGAAGATTCGCCTAACTTCGGCGGGCGTCTGACTGAGCAAGCCGGTACGGCCATGAGTGATACCGTCGCTGCTTCCCTTATGTTCGGCACTGGCGTTGGTCAGCCTCTTGGCGCTTTCACTGGTGCGCCTTCAATCGACACCGCGGCAGAGACAGGGCAGGACGCCGACACCGCCGTTTATGAGAACATTGTCAATATGTGGGCAAACGTCTGGTCGGGTTCCCAGGATAGCGCCATCTGGCTTTACAACCCGGAACTATTCCCGCAGCTTGCCACGATGGTTTTGAGCGTTGGCACTGGTGGTTCGGCTATGTTTACTCCCGCCGGTGGTGCGTCTGGAGCGCCATACAATCAGCTTCTCGGTCGTCCGGCTTACGTGAGTGGGCACTGTAAAGCCCTTGGTGATTCGGGTGACATTCTCTGTGGCGACTACAGCCAGTATCTCTTTGGCACCAAGGGAACCGTGCAGACTGCCATGAGTATCCACCTTCGCTTTGACTATGCGGAGACCGCTTGGCGCTTCACGTGGAGACTTGACGGACGTCCGGCATGGGATCAGAGCTTCCGTCCTGTCAATGGCGCATCGACTAAGCGCGAGTCGCCGTTTGTTAAGCTCGAAGAACGTGCGGGGTAATTTGTTGCCCGATTTTGGGCTTGATTGAGATAGGAGTAACGAGATGGGTTCCAATACTTTAATGCTGGAAGACCTCCAGATCACGCCGATCTTCCCTGGCTACGTCACGGACGATCTTGACGACGACACCATGCAGACCGGCGACTACCTGTACATGGGCAACTATGGCAAGTGCCTGATTCTGATTGCCTACGGCGATGGTTCGGCCACGACTGGCGACATTGGGATCACCGTGCAGCAGACCACGTATGACGGTGACACCGCGAACATCAAGGCAATCGACTTCTTGCAGACTGGCCGCATCTTTGAGAAGCGTGCGGCGACTACGGTTGCTGCGGTTGCGGATTGGGTGAAGGTCACTCAGGCTACAGCGGATGAGGTCTACACCGACACCGCAAGCGGTGAAGAGCTTGGCATGATTGCGCTTGAGTTGAAGTCCAGCGACTTTGATGCGGATGGTGGGTTTGACTGGTTCCGCGTTGACCTTACTGCTTGCACAAGCGCCAAGCTGGCGTGCGCGTTGGCTATCTTCGGCGATCCGAAGTACCCGGCGGCTGTGACTAGCATGAAGTCTGTTATTGCTTAGGTTTTTGTTGGGGGCCGGGGGTTCCCTTCTCCCCGGTCCCTTGTGGGAGGTACGAAGATGAGCGACAGGTTGCGAAGAGATCGAAAGTATAGCCGGTGGTTGAACGGTGATATTCAACCCGTGGGCGCTGACACTGGACCCGGTAGTGATTGGTTTGTACAAAGCTCCACCGGCTCCGATGACAACACGGGCAAGAGTTGGGATCAAGCGCTTGCAACGCTAGACGCTGGCGTGAATAAATGCACCGCAAGTGTGGGCGATAGGATTTGGGTTGGCACGTATCACGACGAAGACATTTCAGCAACTAGCTTGATCGACGTGGACGTGATTGGTGTGCAGATTATCGGTGTCCGTAAAGGGCGCAAGCTGCCACAGATCACGAATACTCACACCGACGCCGATGTGAAACTGGCTGCTGCTGGGTGTTCGGTTGAGAACATTCGTTTTGTTGGTGGGGTGGATGCCGGCACTGGAATGCTTGAGATCAGTGCTGCCGATTGCGCTGTAATCAACTGCGAATACCTTGACGAGACTGGACAGGCGACAGATGTAATTATGACCACGGCTGACGCCGACAGGCTGTTGATTACCGGTTGGCGTCATTACGGTGCTGCGGCTGATACGGCTGACACGTCGATCATGCTGAACGGTTGCGACGATACTGAGATTTGCGACTGCTACTTCTATGGTAACTTTGACCTTGGCGCTATCGAATGCCGCACAGCGGCCACGGTCAGAACGTGGATTCACGATTGCGTTATCTGGACGGCGGGTTCAGAGGACTTGTGCATTGTCGATACGATCACGGCAAGCACGGGCATTGTCGGTCCTAACATTCATTGTATCTTGGCTGATGACGCCGCCAACATTACCGAGGCCGTGACTGCGGCCACGTTCCGAATTGTGGGGCTTGTGGACGTTGTGAACGCTGACGCTGAGAAGGCTGTGGCTATCGACTGGACCGCGACTGTGGATGAGGCATAGAAAGGCATAACATGAACTACAGAAAAAGAGGCACGCAGTCGTACTCGCAGTGGGTTGGACCTACATTGCAACTTCTCTCCGGCGACACGGGACCGGGTGCGCATTACTTTGTGGACAGCGTAAACGGGTCCGATACCTACAGCGGCAAGTCGTGGAGTGCTGCGAAGGCTACCATTGATGCGGCTGTTGATTTGTGTACCGCGTGTGAGGCTGACACCATCTGGGTTAGTCCGTATCACGCAGAGAACTTGGCTGCGGATAGCGCGGTTGATGTGGACTTGATTGGCACCAGCATCATCGGTATTCGGCAGGGGCGCAAGATGCCGACGTTGACGGCGACTGCCGCAACGGGTGACTTTAAGTTAGCGGCGGCCGGATGCTCTGTTACTAATATTCGGTTCAGTGGCGGGATTGACACGACCACCGGCATTCTTGAGGTGAGCGCGGCAGACTGCGCGATTATTGATTGCGAGTACATTGACACGGTAGGCCAAGCAACGGACGTGATTATGACCACGGCTGACGCTGACCGTCTACTGATCGAAGGCTGGCGTCACTATGGGGCGGCGGCTGACACGGCCGATACTTCGATTGTGCTGATTGGCTGTGATGATACGGAAATCCGTAAATGCTATTTCTATGGCAACTTTGACCTCGGCGCTATTGAGGCCAGAACTACAGCGGTTGTGCGGGCATGGATTCACGACTGCGTATTCTGGACGGCAGGGGCTGAAGACCTATGCATTCTTGATACCGTTACCGCGAGCACCGGGATTATCGGCCCGAACATTCATTGCGTCTTAGCAGATGACGCGGCCAATGTCACGGAGGCGGTAACTGGCGCGACCTGGCGCTTGGTTGGTTTGGTGGACGTTGTTAACGCTGATGACGAGAAAGCACTTGCGATTAACTGGACTGCATCAGCTTAGGTTTTGATGGGGGGCGAAAGCCCCCCCGGTGGAGGAAGACATGGGAACCAAGCACGATCTATTTTCGGAAGTCTTGAACAGTAGCAACGTCGTGTCAGACATGGGCATGAGTACCGGTTCCCGGTTCTTCGTCCATGCGACAGACGGCACGGACGGGGGGGCTTATGGTGATAACCCGTCACGACCCTACGCAACGATTGACTACGCGATTAGTTCCTGCACTGGCGCAAAACACGATATCATATACGCGATGGAGGGACATGCCGAGACGCTTACGGCTGCGGCGGGGATTGCGTTGGATGTTGCCGGGGTGAGTCTTATTGGCTTAGGCAACAGAAACAATAGGCCCACCGTGACGCTTGGCACAGCTACGACGTGTGACGTATCCGTTACGGCGGCTAACGTCTTGATCCGTAATATCAAGTTCGTGTCAAACATCAACGACCTCGGCATGTTCATCGACGTGGACGCGGCAGGCTGCACTATCGAGGATTGCTATTTCGTGACAAGCGCGGCGAAAGAGGCGCACTGCTTCATCGACCTTGCGGATACGATTGACGACTTGATTGTGACCGGGTGCGAGTTCCACCAGCCGACCGACCCTGAAGGTACGGACGCAGCGGCCAGCACGGGGTGCATTTTCTTTTCTGACTCAGAGAACATCCGCATCGAGCGTTGCCTATTCAATGGCATGTTTGAGACTGGCATTTTCCACAACCGGACTACCAAGGTTCAGAACCTGTACATCAATAATTGCTTCGGTGTGCAGACCTTGCCAGCGGCTGAGATCATTCACCTTGTGGCGGCGTCAAGCGGCGGCATGAAGAGTAGCCTGTTCATCACCACCGGCGCGGCTGATGTGACTGTGGCTGCGCTGATTGGTGCAACGTCCACGCTGTTCTATATCTCGGATGATACATCCTTCGGCAATGACGGTGGCGGCGGGCAGTTGGCGGTACACGGTGAGACAGCGGCAACGTAGCCGCATTTTAGTATAGCCCTCGGTTTGTGGGGGCGCATTGGAAGAACACGATGACGAACATTAACACAAGGCGATATGGTGGCGTAACCGCGCAGTTCGATGAAGACCGCAATCCGTTGACATCGGATGCGTTCTGGGCTGATTGCCCGATTGACGCGATTCGGCAAGACCCGGCCATTGGGTATTTTCTGTATATCAGTGGCGCGTCTTATGTCGCTGACCAGTGGACGCAGACGACAGAGGCAGGCGGCGCAACAACTAACGCCGACATTCTTGGCGGGGCCGCGCATATCCTCAGTGATGGGGATGACAACGACGGCACCGAAATTCAGTTCGGCACCACGAATGGCGAGTTTTGTCAGTTCGCAACGGGCCAACCGTTCTGGCTGGAAGTTCCTATCCGTATCGAACTGGTGGCTGCGGTTGATGCGATATGGGGCGTGGCAAACACCGACACCGATCTTGTCACAGACGCGGGCGACTTTGATGTATCAGCAGACGGCGCGTTCTTCGCTATGGCTCACGACGGGGATATTGATTACTACACTGAGCTTGCCGCAAGTGAGACTACAGGCGACACCGGGTTTAACATGCTGAACGCTACATGGGCAACCTATGGGATTAAGGTTCCCACGTCGGCAGACAGGGTAGACTTCTATATCAACCGGTCACTGGTTGCGAGTAGCACCGAGAACATTCCTACGGCGCTGATGCGTCCGAGCATGGGCATAAAGAACGTTGCCGGTGAGGATACGTGGATTGAGTGGAAGTATCTCCAGGTTGCACAACTGTACGCATAGGGAGGTATAGACATGAGTGGCTCGCCTCTCAATAATTACCAAGTTAGGGCAGACCCCGATACGGGTCTGATGATGATTGTCCAGGGCGACACTAAGGCGAACTATAAGGTGGTCGGTCCTGCGGTGCGTGCTGCGTTACTGGTTGACCGGTTCGGCAATCAGGCGCGGATGGAACCAACGCTTGACGCTTTGCGCGTGGTCGAGGTCGGGCAGGTTCCACAGTACGGCGTTGACGCTGCGGCCAATGCAGACGACAGCTATTATGACCTGTTCGTGGCGTTGCGGCATTGTTCGCACGCCAGCCTGTACGTGGAGACTCAGGACGCTGTTGTATCCTTTGACGGTGGCACTACGGATCACTTGTTCATTGACGTGGATGCCGGGTTGATCCTTGTGAGCGGTTTGGATATTCCGGCAGGGGCGACCATCAGCGGCAAGAACGCTGTGGCTGCGGCTGACTATACCAACCTGCGCATTTCGGTCTGGTGAACTTATGGCTCAGGTGATGACTAACTACAGGGTGCTGATAGATGAGGACTCTCACGAGTTGGTCATCACCACGGGCGATACCGTTGGACCTAACAAGAGCTTCAAGAACCACGGGCCGGTATTGCATCCGTCTGTTATCCACGACACGGCGCTGGCGTCACCTCGCGGGGCAGGTACGGTGACTCCTGCGGTGGGTGACTTGATTATGGAACTTGATTACACAAGCGGCACGGTAGACTTTGCGCTGGGGTTAGGCTACGCGGGCGTGAATTCAGACGGCGAGGAAACGTAATGGCTCTTCTGATTACAGTGGCAAACCTGAAGCTACACAATGCCATGAGCGGTATGGACTCTGACCTTGCCACGGACCTAATCACAGCGGCTAGTGATTGGGTGGAGCGATACTGTAACCGGGTATTCACAAGTGCCGAATTCACGGAAGTCCATGACGGTGACGGCAGCCGCAGTATGTTCCTGCGCAACATTCCCATCACGGCACTGAACGCCACCACGGTCACGCAGACGGATTCCAATGATGACACGTACACCAATGCGTCAACTGATTTCGATTATGACGGGGCCATCGGCGAACTGCGCTTCAAGAGTAGCGCGATAGTGGATGGTGACTATGCGTATTTCCTTGAGGGGTTCCAGAATCAGTCTGTGGTATACACCGCTGGCTATTCTGAGATACCGCAACCGATCCAACAGGCTGTTGCCCAGATAGTGCTCGCCATGTTCCGGCCAAGCGCAAGCAAGCGCAACCCCGGGCTGAAGAGCGAGAAGCTCGGCGATTGGAGCGGGACTAAATTCGACAACAACACGGTGAGCCTTTCGCCAGCGGTGAAGATGATGCTGGCACCCTACGTCATCCATGAGGTGGGCAGAACATGAGAACACTTGAGGACATTGGCATAGTGCTGTTCATTGTGGTTGCCGTTGCGTTGACGGTCATTGGCACTGGGTGTGAACGCAAGCCCGGCACGGATAGCGGCAAGCAAGAACGGGTCGAGAAGAAAACGCGCAAGCTGAAGATCGCTCTTGACAGGCCACTACCGGCGGCTCCCGGCGCACCCGGTTACGCAGAGACAACGGTTGCCGAAGACGGCGCGGTCAATGTCAAGATACCGGCTGGCACCAAGTTCGAGTTGGATATAGGCGATGCCTCTGAACTGATGAGCCGGTCAGAGTTCACAAGCATAGTTGACAAGTTCTACTCAACCCCTTGGTGGGTATACGGAATCGGTGCCGCGATCCTCGCGCTATCTTGTGCTCTGGCATGGGTTTGTAAAAGCCCCCTCTTCGCCGTATTAGGCGCGGTCGTGGGTGGCGCGTGGGTGACGGTGTTTGTCTTGATCCAGTTTTACACGTGGATGTTCCTTGTCTTGGCTTTGGTGTTCATCGCGGCTATGTGTGTTGCGGGATGGTATCTGTGGGACAGCACTGAATCAAGGGACGCGCTTGGCGTTCTCACCACGGCGATTGAGACAGCGCCGGAAGGTGTGAGGCCCATAGTCAAGGGGCAGGTTGCGAAGGTTGCGAAAGACAAAGGCATCTTTGAGAAGGTACAGGACAAGATACGCGAGATCAAAAAAGGACAGTAATGCCGACCGCGATTGAGGAAGTCAAGGAAGACGTGCGCAAGCTGTTTGACAGGACTCTACCACAGTGGGTTTTGCGCGGGCTTGTGGCTGCGGTAGTCTGTTCCTTTCTCGCCATCAGCGGAAACTACCTGTATGCCACGTCAACCTATGCGCGGAAGGATGACGTAAAGGAGCTAAAGCGGGATATCAACAAGTCAATCGACGGGTTGCGCACAGAGCAGAAGGCCAGCACGAAAGACATCTTAGACGCCATAAAGGATAAGCAATGACTCAGCTACTGATAGGCGTATTCTTCTGCCTGGTGGTTCTAATACTGTGGTCTATCGTAAAGGGCAAGTGATGTGGTTTGCGAAGTCTGTCAGCACCATAG